TTCCTCTATAAGGGCCAGCATCTCACCCTGCAGCTTTTCTATCTGCCCGTCATATTCGGTGGGCACATTCTTGGTGGAGTAGCTGCCGATGACCCGTATGACGTTCTCCCGGAAGGCTCCGATAAACTCGCCGCGGTTTTCCACGACGCTGTTGATGGCCGTCATTATCGCTTCATGCAGGACATCCTCCTTGAACGTGGGGGAGTGCTTGCAGTTCCTGGTTCCGTTCTTCAGGCGGTTCTCGCAGCGCCACACGGCGGTTTTCTGGCCGTATTTGGACCATACCTGCCTGCGGTAGGGCTGGCCGCATTCCTTGCATACCATGATGTCGGTCAGGGCGAATTTGGAGCTGTATTTGCTTTTCTCCTTCTTTTCCTTTCTGGTGACTGCGGATTTATGAAGGCTTGCCCGTCTCGCTTTTTCCTCCTGTACCTGATAAAAAAGCTCCTTGGGGATAATGGCTTCATGGTCATCCTCTATGTAATATTGGGGGACGATACCGTTGTTCTTCACCCGCTTTTTGGTGAGAAAATCGATGGTATAGGTTTTCTGCTGCAGGACATCGCCCATGTATTTTTCGTTGCTCAGCATCTTGTCGATGACGCCGGGGCACCACTTGGTCCGGCCGGTGACGGTGGTGATCCCTTCCGACTCTAATATCCTGGTAATCTGTATGATGCTGTTTCCTTCAAGGTAAAGCCGGAAAATCCGCTTGACCAGCTCCGCTTCCTCCGGCACGATGACCAGCTCGCCGTTCTTATCCTTGGTGTAGCCTAAAAATTTGTTGTGGTTGCCCGAAACGATGCCGTTCTCAAATCTTCTGAGAAGACCCCACCGGGTGTTTTCACTCAGGTTCCGGCTTTCCTCCTGCGCCTGGCTGCTCAGTATGGTGATTAATAGCTCGCCGGTGCTTTCCAGCGTATTCACGCCCTCTTTTTCGAAGAAGACGGCGATGTTCTTTTCCTTCAGCTTGCGGATGTTCTGCAGGCTGTCCACCGTGTTTCTGGCGAAGCGGCTGACCGACTTGGTGATGATCATGTCGATTTTTCCGGCCATGCAATCCTCGATCATGGCGTTGAAGTCATCTCGTTTTTTAGTATTGGTGGCGCTTTTGCCGTCATCGGCGTAGATTCCTGCCAACTTCCAGTTGGGATTGCTCTTTATTTTCTCGGTATAGTAGGAAACCTGGGCCGCGTAGCTGGTTTCCTGCTGCTCCAGCGTGGTGCTGACGCGGCAGTATGCCGCCACCCGCAGGGCCTTGAACTGGGGTTTTATGCTCCTGTCATACTCCGGCTTGGACGGTATGACGGATATACTTTTCTTTTTAGCTGTCGCTGTCTGCATCATTGCTTCTCCTTCCTTGGTTTAGTATGCGGCTTCCATGGTTAATCCGTTTATAAATTCAAGCACCAGCCGATGATCGGCGTAAACCGTGATTTGCTTTATCACCGTCCGAAACAGTTCCTCATCGAACCCTTCGAGAGGCTGTCTGCCTGAAAACGCCTGCCTCATCTTTTCGGTGTTATTTTCGGCGTCTTCGATCCTTGCCGTTTTGTAAAAGGCTTGTGCCCGCTTAAAAATAAGAGCCGGAAGCTCCCTGGACGAATACCGCCCTTCCGCTTCCAGCTCCTTAATCCGCTGATCCAAGCTATTAAATTCAGGGTTATTTTGAATTGGCTCTTTCTTAGGCTTCCGGTCGAGGATTTGCATCCTTGCAATAATCCGGTTGGCTGTCTCAAGGAAGGCTTTTTCAAGCTGCTCGTCCGTGAGGAAACCGCACCGGCAGCACACGCGGTTCCTGTAAATATACCTCTTGCACTTCCAGAAGGACTTCTCCGACGGTCTGCCGCAGTGTTCGATGTATTTGCGGTAAGCCTCGCCGCATTCCCCGCACCGGAGCTTTCCGGTGAATGGATACTGGCGGTTCGCGCTGTTAGGCTGGATGCTTCGCCCCAGCTGTTCACAGCGTTCCTTGCGGCGTTTCTGCACCTGCTCAAAAACCTCGGAGTCAATCATTTGGGGATAGAATTCATCCCCAAGGTATTTGACATTCTCCAATATCTTTCCGATGGAGCCGTGGTTCCAGGAGGCTTTGCTGTTGGCGTTCGGAAAGCCTATTTCGGTCAGCCGCTTTGCGAGGGCGGAGGTGGAGACTCCGGACAGATAGTCCGCGAATATCCTTTTCACAACATCCGCCTTGGGTTCATCAAGCTGTATTTTTCCATCCGCCAGCTTATACCCGATGGGCATATGCCTTTGCATCATCCTCCATCGCCTCCTTTCCGCGGGGCTCGGACAGCTCCAGCCGGTTGATGAGCCGAAAGGTGATTTGTCCGTTTTTCTGCACGATGATCTTGTCTATAGTCTGTAAAAATAAATCCTCACGGTATTCTTCAATGACGTGAGGATTGTTTCTGATCAGCTCCAGCAGCTGCTCTGTTCCGGCGATCTCCCGGTCAAAGCCGTTACTGTCCAGAAGCTGGCTCCTTTTCTTTTTCACAGCGGCAAGCTCTATAGTAAGGGCATTTTGTCGCTCTATAAATACCGCAGGGTCGATATATCCCTTCGATAACAGTCTGCTGAGTATATGACCCTGCTCTGTAAGCTCCATGATTTTGTTGCTGCATTCTCCGATTTCCTGTTCCTGCTGCTCGTCCATTCGGAGCTTTTTAAGCGTATCCAGCAGGGGAGTGAGGAGTTCGTCATAATTGCTTACAAGCTTGTTCCACATAATGGTGAAGGCCCATTGAATCTCATCCTCCCGGACTGCCTTCCGGCTGCATTTGGTGTTATCCAAAATATGCTGGCGGCAGCACCATTGGATTTTTTCATAGGGCTTGCCGATGTAGATTTTCTGTCTTCTAAACGTACCGCCGCATTCGCCGCAGAGGATTTTGCCGCTGAAGGCGTACCGGTTCTGGTATTTCTCCGGATCGTCCATTCCCATCTGCTTTCTGCGGTACTCAAGGATTTCCCTGACCGCCTCCGCCTGCTCATGTGAGATAATGGGTTCATGGTTGTCCTCAACCAGGTATTGCGGAAGCTGCCCCTTGTTTCTCTGCCGTTTAAAGGGCAGCACCTCTGTGGTCATGGTTTTCTGATGAAGCAGCTTTCCGGTGTAAATGGGATTCAGCAGCATTTCCTTTATCACGCCGTCGCTCCACTTCTCAGCCGAGCGTATGGTGGGGATTCCTTCCTCCGACAAATCCCTGGCGATCGCGTAAGTGCCCTTGCCGTTTAAGTATTCCCGGAAAATGCGCCGGACTGCCGCGGCTTGTTCCTCCTGAATTATCAGCTCGCCGTTTTCGTCCTTGGCATAGCCGTATGCGGGAGTTCCGAGGATGAAGGTTCCGTCCTGAAAGCGCTTTACTGCCGCCCATTTATTGTTGGTGGAGATGCTTTCGGCTTCGCCCTGGGCCAGAGAGCTTAAAATGGTCAGCATCAGCTCGCTTTTCTCCGACAGGCTGTCGATATGCTCCTTTTCAAAATAGACGGCGACGCCAAGCTCCTTCAAGCGGCGGATCGCCTGGATGCTGTCCACCGTATTTCTGGCGAAGCGGGTCAGGGATTTCGTGATGATCATATCAATTTTGCCATCCTCGCAGTCCTTCATCATCCTCAGGAAGTCATCTCTTTTTGCAAGCTTTGTTCCGCTTCTTGCTTCATCGGCGTAGATTCCGGCGAACTGCCAGTTCTCCTGGTTTTCAATCAGGGCGGTGTAATACTCCAGCTGTGCTGTAAAGGAATTCTGCTGCTCACGGGAGTCGGTGCTAACCCGGCAATATGCGCAAACCCGCTTTTTGGGCTGCAATTGCCGGACGACCTGCTGCCTGACAGGATCGATTTTTGTTATCTTTTTTGCCATGGTTTTCTCTCCTTTCTCTCGTTTTTGGCCTCCTGTCAGCAACACACAATACCACACAAGCCTTGAGATATCCAGGTGTTTTTACGCATATACCTCGGAAAGCTCCGGCGTGAAGGTTTGACGGTTGAATTCGTCGATTTTTTTGTACTCGGCATGGGAGATAAGGCCGTTACGGAGCATGATGTCCAGCAGCTTTAACGCTACCTTATACTTGACTTCATTGGCCGCCTGATTCTTTGACATACCGTTCACCCCCTGTTTACCGCGGAGAAAGGGAAGGGCTATGATATTCCAGCCGGATTTCACCCTCCAGCGGTGAATAAAGCTTGATGCGCAGCTGATCCAATCCCCACAGAAACTCAAGCGTTTTGCTGGTGTC